TGCTTTATCTTCACCATAACCAGCTGCTGCTAAACCTTTTCTAGCTGTTCCAACACCACTTGTATCAGTAGCTACAACTCCTGAACTTGAAACTAAATTTGTTACTGCAGTATTACTACCTGTAGTACCATAACCAAATAGTGCTTTATCTCCTCCATAATTAGCTGCTGATAAATAAGCTCTGGCTGTTCCAACACCTGTTACATCTGCTGCTACTACACCACTATTATTAACTAAATTTGATAATGAAACTTTACTACCAGTATCACCAAATGCAAAAATTGCTTTGTCACCACCATAAGATGCTGCTCCTAGACCTTGTCTTGCAGTTCCAACTCCAGTAGTATCTGTTGCAACTACTCCTGAACTTGAAACTAAATTAGTTATTGCGGTCACAGGAGTGATAGTACCAAAACCAAAAAGTGCTTTTTGTGTTGGTGGTGCAACTGGTACATTAGCTACTTCTTTATCTAAGAATGGAATCCATCCTTTTGTAGCACCTGAATAAACTATACTTAAATTTTGACCAGTTGTATTATATTCAACAGTATGAGTGTCTGCTTGACCTTGATAATTTAAACCATTGCTATTTATTACAATTTTATATGTTCCCCAAGTTCTAGCATAATCAGAAAATTTAATTTCATCTCCAGCAGTAGCTGAACTAGGTAGTGTAATAGTACAAATATTAGATGTTGTATTAATCCAGTAACCAGTATCTTTTGCTGCTGTTAAAGTTGTTCCTGTTATAACTGTTCCTGACCAAGCAAGACCACTATCAACTGTAGCTGTTTTTCTTAATCCTGATGATCGACCTATATTATCTGTTATTACTCCAGTCATAAATATTCCTATAATGTTTGATCTAAATAACTAACAACTATATCTATATTTGCTGATGAAGCTGATGCCGCGCATAAATGATCTGTTCCTTCAATAACGAATTTGTCATTGAATACAAAAGTTTCATTTGCACCAATAGCTTGATCTGATAATAATTCATAATCCGTTCCACCGCCATCATCGTCAATATAAACATCGATTGTTTCTGCCACACCAGCAGTTTCTGTCGCAACAATAGAAAGAATAGTATAAGTATGTCCACTCACTCCATTAATCAAAACACTTTCAGAGTTTGTAACTCCAGCTGTATGCGATACTTTTAATAATTCACTTGCCATATTATTTTCCTTTTATTGTTATTGTTATTGTTAAAACCCCATTACTAATGCTTTTCCTGTTGTAGAAATAGAATCATTCATACTTCCTAAAATAACAGTTTTGCCACTTCCTTTGGGTGTTATATTTATATCTACATTAGTTTCGCCTGTAGAAGATAAAGTCGGCCCAGCTCCAGTTGCCGCATTGGCTATTGTAAATTCATTAACTGCACTTCCTGTTTCAGTAAATTTTAAAAGTTCTAAAGTTCCATCTCCAAAAGCTTGTCCATTAACATCTAACATTCCACCAAGTTGAGGCGTAGTATCCCCAACAACATCAACACTAACACTATTATCTAACCAATTAACAGTATTTGCCGAGTGATTAAAAGTACAAAGAGAAATCCAACCCGCACCATCATAATATTTTAAAGTCGGTGTTGTTGAAGCAGTCGTATCTAACCACAAAGAATAAGCTACTTTACTGCCAGGAGCAGACGTAGTTGCATTAAGTGTGTTAATGGCACCAAGAATATTATTAAGTTCGGTTCTCAAAGCTGAAAAACCTTGATTGGCTAAACTGTAATCTGAAACTGTACTCATATTTTATATCCTTTTATTTATTTATAATATTACTAAGTAGACTTCAAGCCATATCCATAAGCAGTCCAGTCAAATGTTTTTGATATACCACTAGCACTACTATTGAAAAACTGAATTGTAAAGCCAGTTTTGGTTTTTAAAGTAATAGCATAATAATCTCCAGTTGCTAAACCTTGAGCAGATACTCCTACTGATGGAGTAGCATAGAAAGCATTGGAATAGGTAATCGCTTTTGTGCTTGTTCCTGAAACTACGTCTTGATCGGATTCAGACCTTTTTTCTAATGCTAATGTATAACTTAAAGTATGAACCTTTGGTCTAGTTTTATTATCATCATTACTTAATTTACATCTAAATTTAAAATATCTTCCTTTAAGTGTCGTTTGCTGTGCAATTTTTCGATAAGTTGTAATCGCACCTAAACTACTATCAGACGCACCAACCTGTACTTCTGACCCAGCTTGAACTTCCCAGCTTCCATCAAAAGGGCCGTTAGCATCATCAAAATCTCCACTCGCACCAGCATTTCTACCACTATCAAATAAGTCATATTCATTTTCAGTAGTCATTCCATTAACAATAGTAAAAGTAGCATCATAGATTGCATCTAGTGTTAAGGTATTAGCATAATCATAATATCCAACACTTTGAATATTAGCTGTATAATAATTTGGATTAGAAGTTGAGTCCGTTCCACCTAAATCAAAATCTCCAGTCGCAGAATCAAAGTTTCCAACTGTATCATCAAAATCAGTTATTGTATCGAGAGTTAAGATTTTTCTTCCAGCATTATCATAACTAATTCCTAATCCACTTACTAATGTTCCTGTAAAATCTGCCATATTTATTCCGTATAAGTTGCCTGATTACTATAATATTGTAGTCCTGAAATGTTAGTATAAACAATATTTTCACTTGCACTAGAATTTCCTAATTTATCAACTGCCTTAATTAATATTCCAACGCCTGACATGGCATTAACTGTAACACTATCAGATTTTCTTCTTGTTACTTTTGTTAAAGGTGTACTTGTGTTCCAAGTCGCACCACTCGTTACATTTTCATATCTTAATTCATACCAAGAAATATCCAAGTCCGAAACTGGTGTCCAAGTTAATTCCATTTGATTTGAACCTACCATTGAAATAGATAAATCAGATACATCTTCAGGAATTTCTGTTGCACCTACAATTTGTCTTGTGGCCGTTACATAACTTGAAGAAAAACCCATACTACTAATTGCCTTTACCCTTACAGAATATTCTACGTCATCTACGACATTTAATTGTTGATAATTTAAAACAGCACTTACACCTTGAGACAAAACTTTATAATCACTTTCAGAAGTTTGTTTTGTTTCCACTTGATAATATTGAACAAATTTATCGGTACTTGCACCAACTAAAATATTTAATCTAGTTAATACAACTCCATCTGAATATTCAATCATTTCATCTGAAAGTGTAACACTAGCTGGAGGTTGAACAGTTGTAACACTAGGTAAATTAGTATCAGGAATAGTAGCTACTTGGTTTTGTGTCGCCCAAGTATAATATGATGATTGATATTCTGTCATTTGTAATTCAGTTGTTAAATCTGCATTAATCTGCATACCTTGTATTCTAAATGTTTTTGCTGAAAAACTTGGAGTGCTGTGTGTTACATTTACTAACTCTCCAACCATTAAATCCATACCAGTTGAATCACATCTTAAAGCTAAATTTAGATTATTTCTTGAACGTCTACAAATAACTTCTGCTAACTCTTGTGCCTGATAAGGATTAGTAATACTAGGAAAATCAAATCTACCCTCTAATAAAAAGCCACCATCAGCAGTTTTCATTGTTGCGTGTTGATCTGCACTTGATAGTCCTGAGTCATCTATTGGTGGCCATTGTGCTTCATCAGATTGATAATTTTTATTAGGATTAACAAACGTACAAATCACACGATTAAATCTAGAATTTTTATCCATACTGGACAATTTTAGTCCACCTATAATATTATCCTCAGTTAGAGTTATAGTAGCTGACCCAGTTGTTTCTGATATAACTTTATATTCTCCATTAGCATAATTAAGATAACCTCTAAAACCTGAAACCATATTTTTTAAATTTTCAAGACACTTTTGTTTAGTATCTAAAACAGTATTCATATCTAATAAATCAATAGCAGTAGCAGAACCATAAGGAGTAACATCAACATCACATACGTCTGCAGCAGTTTGCCAATCAGCATAATCTCCATCAAAATAACTGTTTGCAATACCCAAGCCAAATCTAGTATTACGCATATAATCTAACGTGCAAAGAACTGGATTATCAGAGTATGCCCAAGTTGCGATTGTATCTTCTCTATGTGAACCAGTACCACCAGTATTAGTTCCATCTAAATTAGGATCATAAACTTTTCTACCTTTAATAACTGCATGAATAACTGGTACTCCCATATAAGCATCTGTGTGCCATTTAATTTTTAAAGCAAGATAACTAATACCTCGCAACCTATGATTAGAAGTCCAATTAGTTAATCCACCAACTGTCGTATTATATGTTTGGTCATCAGAACCATCATACCAAGTAACTGTTATTAATGAGGCACTATCTTTATAAAAATTACTATCTCCACTTCCAACTGTTCTTTCTGTTCCATGAGTTAAAGTGCCTGACCACGTTACAAGTTTATCATCTATATAAATTTTTTCGCAAGATTCACACTTACCTTCTGCAAGAGCAATAACCATATAAAGAAATTCATTATCTGTTCCTGATGTTTCTATAAAAGCTGCTATTCCTCCAATTTTACGTTCGCCATAAATAATGGGTATTGGGGCATTGGATGATATTTTGTTGACTAAAATTCCTTTGGCATTTTGTTCAGGACTATTATCCATCGTTGGAGAATCAGGTGTGTCAGGTTTTCTTAACCAACTAATAACCATCATTCCAATTTGAATATATGTTACCCAAGTACCAATGTTCCAACCTTTCATCTTGCCAACAGCTTTGACAATCTGTGGTGCATATTTTGTTGCCGCACCAGTTATTGTACTTACTGCTGAACTAAACCAACCCATTATGCTCTACCCCACTTAATATCTCTAACTGTTAATGCTGAAAATTCTAATCCTTTATCTCCTGAAAAATGTCTTTGTTGTGATGTATCAGATGTTGTTCTACCATTTATTTTTTCAAAGTTTCCAAAATGATTAGTAGCTGTAATTCCTAAAGTAGCGGTAGTGCCACTATCACTAATAGCAAAATCTGCTAAACTTCCATGAAATAATAAAAAGGGGTCTGCTACCAATGCACCACTACTGATAACTCCTCTCCATACTTTTACATCAACACCAAGTACATCGTTACCTAAAACAACAGATACTAATGATTGGTCTACTGCTGAAAAAATTATATCAATAGAGTTGTTAATAGGAGTATTTGATTCAGGAACATGACCTACGCCTAAAAGAATACCATCTGCATTATACGATTGAGAAGAACCCTCAATACTACTTGTTAATGTAAATGAATTATCTGTTTTTCTTACTGGCGTTCCGAACCCAATATAAACTAAATGACAAAAACTAGGACTTGCCGCTAAAGCTGTCTTGACTGCTGATGTTAAACCTCTTGCCATATTTAATTCCTTTTATTATTCTTTCTCATTTTAATATAAGTTTTTTAATTGATTTTTCGCCTAAATAAATTTCTGTTTCAGCATTACTTTTAATACATTGATATTGTACATTCTCGTTATAAACTCTTTCTGCAATCCTCTTTCCTTTAAGACATAC